GCATCAAATGCTGGAGTGTGTGAATTTAACATGGGAATAATTCCAGGCCTAACATAGTTGTGGAATTTGCAAGTTTGACTGACATTTTCATAATCGTTATCTTTGTAAACTTGTATTGGTGGATGCCCTACAAAAGGATTTTGCAATTTAATGTCGCCAAATTTCCATCCTAGACTAAACTCAAAATCTTCAGGCAGTGGAAAGCCATCATCTACAAACCACTCTAACTGCAAGTGGGCTCCACGACGACGAACCGGATCAAAATTTTGTTGTACCGCTATTTCTAGACTGTGTAAACAGTGATGTATTTCAGTCACCAAGGGCCGATGTTCGCGAGGTATCACTTGATAGCCCATGTCGGTCCCTGCCAACACTTCTAGTTCTTTGTGTAGGGCCATGGTAGTTCTAAAGTCAGTGTAATCAGCATCGATCCATTCCCAACCAAAAATCTCTTTGGCTTTGTATGCTAATTCGTTCAATAATTCTGGACTGTAATGGCAAGGATCTCTGTAGGTTGCTGGTTCAATTAGAGCATTACGTTTAACAAGATCTTTGTACTGTTGTTTAAATGATGTTTGGTAAAGTTCTATGTTTAAATCGGGCAAATCTCGAAATTGGACAATAATATCAGTTGACATAAGGATATTTATGTCGTATAATTACTACTTACACATTAGGAGAATCATATGTCGAATCGAGTATTCACAGCAGAACAAACTAAAAAACTTGAGCAAATTATCAATGAAGGTATGCAGGTTACCATGGAAGTGGAAACACTCACGGGCGGCCTTAACGATACTATCAAAGCAGTAGCAGAAGAATTAGAAATCAAACCAGGCATCTTGAAAAAAGCTATTCGTATTGCTCACAAAGCTGAATTTGGACGTACACAAGACGATCACGAATTACTTGAACAAATTTTAACTCAGGTAGGCAAGACACTATAAATAGTGTAAATAGCAGCAAGAGTCGTTCACTTAAGAACATGAAACAAGGCCAGTGTGCCATAATACACAGAAAGATTGAATGAGTTACGTTGACAGTTTATATGACCGCGAGCATGATCGCATACACGTAGTAGAACGTGTTGATGGCAAGCGGGTTTACAAAGAATATCCAGCAGAATACATATTCTATCATGATGATCCGCGTGGCAAGTTTACAAGTATCTATGGCACACCAGTAAGTCGCTTTTCTACCCGTAGTGGCAAAGAGTTTCGCAAAGAACAGGCAATACAAAAGAATAAAAATTTGTATGAGTCTGATATCAATCCAATCTTTCGCTGTTTAGAAAATAACTACAAAGGCAAAGATTCCCCAAAACTAAATGTAGCGTTTTTTGACATTGAGGTGGACTTCCACCAAGAAAAAGGATTCTCTCCAACATCAGATCCGTTTAACGGCATCACTGCTATTTCTGTTTACTTGCAATGGATGGAACAATTAGTAACATTAGTGATTCCACCCAAACACATGAGTCTTGAAACAGCACAAGATATTGCTAAAGATTTTGAAAACACTCTTGTGTTTGAGAAAGAAGCTGATATGCTTGTGACATTCTTAGAGTTGATTGACGATGCTGACGTGCTGTCAGGTTGGAACTCAGAAGGTTATGATATACCCTACACAGTAAATCGTATCACACGAGTGTTGAGCAAAGACGACACTCGTAAGTTTTGTCTGTGGGGACAATTTCCTAAGGATCGTACCTTTGAACGCTTTGGTGCTGAATCACAAACATATGATTTAATCGGCCGGGTTCATATGGATTACATGCAGCTGTATCGCAAATATACGTATGAAGAACGTCATAGTTATTCTCTGGATGCCATTGGAGAATACGAATTAAATGACAGTAAAACAGCATACGAAGGTACATTGGATCAACTGTACAATCAAAACTTTAAAAAATTTATTGAATACAACAGACAAGATACCTTGTTGTTAGACAAGCTAGATAAGAAGCTACAGTTTATTGACTTGGCCAACGAAATTGCGCACGACAACACAGTATTGCTTCCGACAGTCATGGGCGCAGTAGCAGTTACTGAGCAGGCCATTATCAACGAAGCACACGAACGCGGATTTGTCGTTCCTAATCGCAAGCGCATTGGCGAGGATGAAGATACAGCGGCCGCAGGTGCGTATGTTGCTTATCCTAAAAAAGGCGTACATGAATGGGTGGGTGCAGTTGATATTAACTCACTGTATCCTTCGGCTATTCGTGCCTTGAACATGGGTATGGAAACCGTGGTAGGACAACTTCGACCCATTATCACCGACAGATACATCAAAGACCTAGTTGAAAATAAAAAGAAATCCTTTGCGGCAGCGTGGGAAAATGTTTTTGGCACATTTGAATACACCGCGGTTATGGAGCAACAAGCAGGAACAGAAATTACCATTGATTGGCAAGACGGCGATATTAGTGTTCACTCGGCCAAAGAAGTGTGGAACATTGTTTTTAACAGCAATCAACCTTGGATGTTGACTGCTAATGGCACTATTGTTACATATGAGAAGAAGGGCGTTGTTCCAGGATTGCTAGAGAGGTGGTACGCTGAACGTCAAGAGATGCAGGCCAAGAAGAAAGATGCAAAAGATCCCAAAGAGATTGCGTTCTGGGACAAGCGTCAGTTAGTAAAAAAGATCAACTTGAACTCATTGTACGGCGCCATTTTGAATCCACATTGTCGCTTCTTTGACAAGCGTATTGGGCAATCAACCACATTGTGTGGACGTGCTATTGCTCGTCACATGGCCGGATACATCAATGAATGTATCACCGGCGAGAAAGATCATGTAGGCGAAGCTATTGTGTATGGTGACACCGACTCGTGTTATTTTACAGCCTGGCCAATGATTAAGAAAGAAGTAGCCGCAGGCAATATGACCTGGAGTAAAGAAATGTGTATTCAACTTTATGACAATATTGCTGATCAAGTCAACGAATCATTTCCAGCGTTTATGGAACAGGCGTTTCATTGTCCACGCGACGCTGGCTCACTTATCAAAGCTGGTCGCGAACTTGTTGCGTCTAACAGTTTGTTTATTACCAAGAAACGTTATGCTGTATTGATTTATGACTTAGAAAACAAACGACTTGACGTTGACGGTAAGCCAGGCAAGATCAAAGCCATGGGTCTGGACTTGAAGCGTTCGGATACTCCCAAGGTTATCCAAGAGTTCTTGTATGAGATTCTTGAAAAAGTTCTAACAGGAACACCGCGCGATACTATCGTAGAACGCATACGTGAGTTTAAGTATGAGTTCATGGAGCGACCAGCTTGGGAGAAAGGCAGTCCCAAGAGGGTTAATAACTTGACAGCGTACGGTGCCAAGGAAGAAAAAGAAGGCAAAGCCAATATGCCAGGACACGTCCGTGCGGCACTTAATTGGAATAACCTACGTAGAATGAACAGCGATAACTATTCCGCACAAATTGTAGACGGAATGAAAACTATTGTATGTAAGTTAAAACCCAATCCATTGGGTTGGACAAGTATTGGTTATCCTACAGACGAAACACGACTGCCTGATTGGTTTAAAGATCTACCTTTTGATGACGGCTTGATGGAAGCTACTGTAGTTGATCAGAAGATTGATAACTTGCTTGGTGTGTTAGATTGGGACTTAGCAAGTGCTACCAATACTGAAAATACATTTACAAATTTATTTGAGTTCTAAATGAAACTAAGCGATCTTATTAATTACAAAAACGAATTAGATAAATTATCTACTGAGCTGGCTCAAACCACAGTTAATGTAGAGCTGAGTAAAATCACACATCTAACCAACAGCAACACTCTCGGCGATCAATTAGCAAATATCAATAGTCTATTTGATACATTTAATACCACACTTGATCAAGTGAAGGAAGATCTTAAAAATCAAATTGTTGTGGCTGAAAAACCATGGTTTGCCAAAAGTTATGATTTGTACAACGGTGAACTCAACTCTACTGCCGAAACTATTTTTAATATGCGGATATCGACCAAATTTAATGATATCAGTATGTTTAAGGCTCGCTTGTTAAGATATGTCAGTTGGCATTATGCTGGATTGATTATCCGACCTGGTAAAGAAACTTTTATCGACGATATGGTTGGAGTTGATCCTTTGTATGTGGCTGATATCGATCATGAATTTTTAGAACCAATCACTGATAAATTTTCAGATGTGTATCAACGTAGATTAAGAAAATATGTAGTCAAAGAGGAGAGTGATAATATTCTCCAAGCCCTGCCCGATAATCAATTTGGATTGGTGTTTGCCTACAATTATTTTAATTTTAGACCGTTTGAAATTATTAAACAATATCTCACTGAAATTTATGCTAAACTTAAACCAGGTGGTGTGCTGATATTAACCTTTAATGATTGTGACCGAGCGTCGGCTGTTATTTTGGTTGAGCATTATTTTTGTTGTTACACTCCGGGATATCTATTGCGTGACCTTGCTGTCAGTATTGGATACAAAATTGAATTCTCCTGGAATGATGAAGGACCTACCACTTGGTTAGAACTTAGAAAACCTGGAGAACTTACTTCAATCAAAGGTGGGCAGTCGTTGGCAAAAATATTGCCGAAATAGTTGTAAATTCTAAATAACTCTGTTATACTAACAAATACTTACATAAAGGAAATAAAATGCGTGATCATCTCTTAGACTTAGTGTCTCATACTTTCGATTTGGGTGTTATTGATTTGGTAAAAATCACTGGCTCTGATAAAGAAACTACAATCTCTGGATTAGCCGAGGATCGTAGTGTTGTAGTCGAGGGTACGTTTGCTAACCCTGTTGCTGACTTTGTTGGTACGTTTGGTATGCCAAACTTAAGCAAGCTCAAGGTTTTGTTAAACTTACAAGAATACAAAGAAGACGCCAAGTTAAATATTACACGTAAGGATACTGGTGCTCCAGATGGCATTAACTTTGAAAACAAAGCGGGTGACTTTAAGAACAACTATCGCTTTATGGCAAGTGAGATTGTCAATGAAAAACTCAAGACTGTCAAGTTTAAAGGTGCCAACTGGGGCATTGAATTTGAACCCACAGCGGCAGCTATTCAGCGTTTAAAGATGCAGGCACAGGCCAACATAGAAGAAACTACGTTCCAGGCCAAAACTGAAAACGGCGACTTGAAGTTTGTATTTGGCGATCATAGCACACACTCGGGTAACTTCGTATTCCAGCCCAGCGTACAAGGTCAATTAAAACGTGCTTGGTCCTGGCCAATCAAGACTGTAATCAGTATTCTTGATTTGTATGGCGACAAAGTAATGAAGATTAGTGATGACGGCGCGGCAATGATTACTGTTGATTCAGGACTTGCTACTTACAACTTTATTCTTCCAGCACAAAGCAAGTAATGTCAAAAATAGGACCGTTTGAAGTCAGCGTCCGAGACTGGTGGACATTTAATAATCGTCCGCGTGGTAAAGACTACGACGGCCCTATCAAAGGCAGTTGTACAGTACCATATCAGTACATTACTGTTGATAAAGATAGTGATTGTAATCTTTGTATCTGCGATGCTTGGCTTCCTATTCCTGTAGGTAAGGTAACTGACTTTGATAGTATCGAAGATGTTTTTAATAATGAACGTGCTCTTGCGTTACAACAAGATGTAACTGATAAAAAGTTTACATACTGTGCCGTCAAGCATTGTGATGTTATTAACAAGAACATCAGTTATGATCGTACTCAACTTAGTATTAACATTGATGATAGTTGTAATTTAGCTTGCCCCAGTTGCCGTAGAGAACAATACTTGTACAGCGAAGGCCCCATTTACGACGAGCGTATCAAAAGTGTTGAGCGCATACTTGAGTGGTTAGAAAAATACGATAAGCCTATCCACATTACCACCAGCGGTAACGGAGATTGTTTAGCCAGTCATATTATGCGTCCTTTGCTAAAAAAGTGGCAGCCTAAATCTACACAGACATTTACTATTTTTACTAACGGTCTTTTAATTAAAAAAGTATTGGCAGACGCTCCGGTGTTGTCAAATGTGACCAGCTACAAGATTAGTATTGATGCCGGCACAGCAGAAGTTTACGAAGTAGTGCGTCGCCCAGGCAAGTTCAGTGTTCTAATAGACAATTTAAATTGGCTCAAAGAAAATACCAGTGGCACTCGCGTGGTGTTAAGTTTTGTGTTACAAAGAAACAACTGGCGAGACTTACCAAACTTCATTAACCTATGTGAACAATACGGATTTGCGGGCGAAGTAGTTCCGCTCGATGACTGGGCTACCTGGAGTAGGTTTGGAAAACTGCCGTCCACGTCAGATAAATTTACAATAGAAAATGGTAGCTTTGACGATAACAATATTTTAGATCCAGCTCATACTGATCATTTAGAATGTATTGCCCTTGTAAAAAAATGTAAAACCATGTACAATAATACAAACTTCCATCCGATTATAAACAATTTAGTATGACTCAAGATAACTTAACAGCAAAACAAAAAGACTACGCTGTATTCCTTCCAGCTATTAGCGGATTCTATGCTACCTTTATTGGTAAACAACGTGATCCTGTGAATGGTCCTTATGTAGATCCTGCTCGCTTGCCTGCCGGTATCCAAGACATGGAAATGATGAACTGGCTTGATCCACAGAAAGGTTTGTTCCCCTATCGGTGGAGCCTGTACTCAGGCGGTCATGCCAACTTGGATCTTAACAAGCCGGATTGGTCCGAAGACATGGTTCGCAATCGTGATCCAGGATCGTTTATCTTGGGCGACTCTGGAGGATTCCAGATTGCCAAGGGCCTGTGGGAAGGTGACTGGAAGGCCAATAGCGGTTGCCCTAAGGCCCAGAAAAAGCGTGATGCTGTACTCAAGTGGATGGACGGAGTGGCTGACTACGGCATGATTCTTGATATTCCAACCTGGGTCATTCATGATAAAAAGGCCAGTGCAGCTTGTGCTATCACAACATACCAAGAAGCTGTTGATGCTACCAAGTACAACAATGATTACTTTATGGCCAACCGCAAGGGTGTTAAGAATGGTGGCGCCAAGTTCTTAAATGTTTTACAAGGCAGTAACCACGCAGAAGCCGACCGGTGGTATGACTTGATGAAGGACTATTGTGATCCTGTCAAGTATCCCGACACACACTTTAATGGCTGGAGTATGGGTGGACAGAATATGTGCGACATACACTTGGTTCTTAAACGCTTGGTGGCACTACGTCATGATAACTTGTTACAGGAAGGCGTCCACGATTGGATGCACTTCTTGGGTACAAGTAAGTTAGAGTGGGCTGTGTTATTAACAGACGTCCAACGTGCTGTTCGTAAGTATGTTAACCCTGCCTTTACTATCAGCTTTGACTGTGCTAGTCCGTTCTTGGCCACGGCCAACGGACAGGTGTATCATCACATTGATTTACCACACAACGAAAAGTGGTGCTATCGTATGAGTCCTATTGTTGATGACAAGAAGTATGCTCAGGACACACGGCAGTTTGGTCCGGCTGTTATCGCAGATGGCCTAATTGGACACTTTGATGAGTCGCCGATTAGTCAACACCTAAAGATGAAAGATATCTGTATCTACAAGCCAGGTGACCTAAATAAGATCGGTAAGGAAGGCAAGACCAGCTGGGATTCGTTTAGTTATGCGTTGCTTATGGGCCACAATGTGTGGATGCACTTGGAAGCAGTACAACGTGCCAATCGCGAATACGACGCTGGTACTTGGCCCGCTATGATGTGGAATCAAAACGGTGATCATGCCAAGTTTAAAGATATTGTAAATGCGATCTTTGCCACACCGGATCGCGATGAAGCAGAAGCTATTATTGAACACTACAATCGTTATTGGATGGACATCATTGGTACACGTGGCTTTAAAGGTAAAAAGACTGTTAATGCTCGTGCCATGTTCAATACCTTGTTTGATGTAGAAGAAGTCGAAGATGGTGTAGACGGTGACGATGTAGAACTTGACCCAAATAAACTTGACCAACTGGAGGCGTAAAATGACCGCAAAAAATCGTATTAAACATTTAGAAGAAGAACATCACCGTTTAGATAAAAAGATTGACGGTTTGGAAAGCACTGGAGTATTTGACGATGTCGAAATAACTGATTTGAAGAAGCAAAGGTTGCGAGTTAAGACAGAACTTGTTACACTTATACAAGAATACAACGAACCTGTTTACAAAACGGAAAAAAAATGAATAGAGATGGACACACTGACGTATCGTTTTTTATTGGTACTGAAGTTGAGCACACCGCGGCATTTGGCCTACGTACATTGTTTGTAGTAGGTGTACAAGATCCGCAGATTATTTTACAAGAATTTTCCAACAACAACTGTGAACACATCTACTTTGGTGCCAATCAAAGTTTTCCAGCATTGGATATTAATGATGGAGATGGTTGGTGTGATTGGGAGTGGATGGTCAAGGCTTGTTTAGAAAAGTTACCCAACTACTGTACTCTTGATTTAGATGTAGCACAAGCAGAAGGCCTGCTTGAATCCTCATTGGTAGAGTTCGATAACTTTATTCCAATGATTAGTGTTAAACTTCCCTACATTCGACAATTTGGATACAATGCCACCATCAAACTTGATGATCGAGATTTTGCCGCAACAAACCCAGGCGTCTGGTGCCACAGCCTACACGACTTACAAAAGCGTGAGGCATTTACTGACTGGTCTAAATACACCAAAGACGAGATAATAAAATGAAAAACTGGTTAAGACAACGACTACTTCAATTTTTAATAGCTGGCGAGGATAGCAGGCCTAGCAGGATAGGGCATGGAAACATTAGTGTTTCTCTCGTAGATACCGAACTATGTGATGACAGCCCAAGCGGCATTGACCTTCCGGATCCTATTATCTTTAAAGTACAGACAGTATCGGGTGGCACAATAGTAGAGTCCAGGTGGTATGATCACAAGAAGGACGAGAACCGTGTCAAACTACATATTATTACTCAGGAAGAAAACTTATCAGAATCTATTGGTAAAATCGTAACTATGGAACTATTACAAAAATGATGGAACAACGACAACAAGCACAGTTAGATACAGTAAACCGAATTAAAGAAAACGCAGAACGTAAGATTTGGGTTACGTTTCGTAAAGAAGGCATACATAAATACCCAGCAGCGGCCACAGATCCTAACTTGGCCACAGGAGACGAATATGATGTATCATTCCTTGCTAATCCTCATCGCCACATCTTTCATTTCAGGGTGTGGATCGATGTCTTCCATTCAGACCGTGATATCGAATTCATCCAGTTCAAACGATGGCTCGAAA